CTGCTCTTCCAGGCGCGAGGTCGGCAGCACGCCGATAGTGCTGACCAGTTGCGGGGCGCAGATGAAGCGGTCCCGGTCGTCGAAAACCCAGACGGTGCGGTCGTCGTGCAGGTCGTACTCCACGACCACACGCTTGCCGTCGTAGAGCGACAGCGCATCGTGGAAGTACATGCGCTTGTGCAGCTCCACCATCTGCCGCCGCACCGCTCGCCGCTCACGCGGACGCACGACGGCTTCAGCGGGCAGGCTGACGGGGACGCGCTGGAGCCCTTGCCAAACCTGGGCCGGTGTGTTGCCGTCTAGCGCTTCCTCCAGCGGGGTGTTGTTGTACTCGTCGATGTAGCGCGCCAGAGACGCGTGGTAGTTCTCCAGGGTCGGCAGCTTGCGCTTGCCCGCGTCGATGTCGGTCGTCAGCCGGCGGTTGATTTCCTGCGCCATGTCGTTACCGCAATAGACCATGCCTCCGGCGAAAAACTTGTCGTGGTGATCGCGCACGGTGCGGAACCAGCGTTCGATCCAGCCCTTGCCGTGCGGGTTGCCGGGCAGCGCGCCGATGACTTCGATGGAGAACCGCTGGTAGAAACCGGTCGCCTCGTCATTGAGCATGCGCGCCCGCCAGCCCGCGCCCCGGTCCAGGTACAGCCAGGCCGGCACGTGATCATTGCCGCGCAGGGCATGCGACAGCGCGAACAGCGTCGACACTGCCGACTCGGCATCGCTCAGATACCAGCCGGTGATGTAGCGGCTGCGCACGTCGATGAACGCGGTCAGCTCAGGGCGGTAGGGCCGGCCGGTGTTCGGGTGGGCGACATAGCAGTCGATGGTGTGGCCGTCGCCCGCGTAGACCTCGCCGACCTGCAGCGATGACGGATCGCGCGGCTGATACCGCTGGCGCCGTAGGCGATGCAGATGGCGACCGACCCGGTCCGGGCTCTTCTCGCCCACGGTCGCCGGCAGCGCGCGTAAGAAACTGGATACGCGCTTCTCCGACGCGGTGTCGAAGCCCTCTTTGCGCAACTGGAGCGCGACGGCCGACATGGACGGCTTGCTGGGGATGTTGTAGAGCGCCACGGCGCGCATTTCCCAGCCGTACTCCTGCCGCACGCGGCCGGTGAACTTGGGCAGCAGCCCGACCTTGCCCTCGCGCTTGTAGGCCGACAGCCAGCGCTTGAGCGTGGGCACGCTGGGGATCTCTTTCAACGCCACCAAGGCGGATGCCTGGGCGGCATCCAGCGCGTTGGCCTTGCACCGAGTGTGCAGCAGCGCGGCGACATGGTTGGCGGAAGCTCCGCCGGCCATCATCGCGGCGCCCGCCCGGATCAGGTCGAAGCGGTACTGGGCGAGCTGCCGCGCATTGGCGCTGGCCGTCTGCCACGGATCGCTCTTGTTGAGCATGGCCGGCACCTGGTGTACCAGGGTCGGCTTGAGTGCGAGTGCACGCGACATATTCCCCCCGGATTCCCGTTATGCCTTGGCCGGCTTGGATTTCGGACGACCTCGGCCCTTCGGACGGTCCATTTCCCGCTCCCAGGCGCGCAGGGTCTTTTCATGCTCGTGTTCGGCCGTCAGCTCTTTGAACTCGCGCGCGCACTGCAGGACCTCGGGCGGGCTCAGGTAGTCGATACTGGTGTGGCCGCCGGAGACGGCCTCTATGCCGAACGATTTTTCGAGCTGGGATGCGAGCGCGGCGGCGCGGTGAATGACCAGCGCAACGGATCCGTACAGATGGCGAGCCAGCGGGGTGTTCCATTCATCGTCGGCCGCGCGGTTGAACTGCTCTCGGAACTGGCGCTCCAGGTCGTCGATGGCCAACTCCGCCTTCTTCGCCAGGGCCGCCGACTCCAGGCGAAAGTCCTGCACGTCAGGCGGGACGGTGCCCCCGGTCTTGACGCGGCCGTCCTGAAGCTCGCGTAGCCGCGTCTGGACCATTTCCAGCTCGGTCTGTGCTGTCTCGCGCTCGACGGCCAGGTCGGCGTTCTTGGCCTGCAGCTCGCGGATCTTGAGGCGCAGCCCGCGTACAGACAGGTCGGCTAGGTCATCGAATTTGTCGTCGTCGTCGAAAAGCTGCTGCAGGACCTCAGGGTCAGCCTGAGCCAGTTCAAGGACCTTGGATTTGGGCAAGGCCAGAACCTTCGCGCGCTCGACTTCCGGCAAGCTTGCAGCGAACTGCGCATAGGTCATCGCTTCGCGAGCCCGGCGAGGCGGCATACCATACTCGCCCAGCAGCTTTTCGAATTCTCCATGAGCGCATTCGGCCCGAATGCTGAGCAGTTGCAGCCCCGCGCCGATCACAAGACGCAGTGCACGGTTCGTACTGTCAATGGCGTCGTGCAGGCGTGCTGCCACTGGACCGCTGACGTTTACCTGCAGCTCGCCGGCCAGTGAGCGCTCAGCATCCCCGAACTCAAAAGCGCGGACGTCCGCGCTTTTCTCCTGGGAGGCTAGAGCGGTCCCCTTGGTAGCCGCTAAGTTGTCCTGGAGTTCAAATCGGCGGACGTCCGCCGATTTGGTGACCTCGGGTGCCGCTTCGGCGGCAAATACATCAATGGCGATGTCGGCCTTGGTCGCGCGGCGTGTCATTTGGCGCCCCTGGCGGCAGAATTGGCGCTCGCCTTCTTCATACCAAGCGCGACGGCAATTTCATGGCCGATTCCGTAGTTGCCCTTCTGCACACCACGAACTACTCGCGACACCGTCACATACTCAAACCCATGGTCTAGTGCCCACTGTTTCAGCGTCAGACCTTGCGCCCGCAATTTGCTCTTTGCTTCCTGGCCTGTCATATTGACCCCGTCAATTGATCAACAAATGGAGATTAATTGTTCTCCATTATATGAACTTTTATTCTCATGTCAAATGTGACCAATAACGCTGCCGCCATGGGCTCCCGGCTAATGAGCGAGCGCAAGAGACTCGGACTCTCGCAGGCTTCTCTGGCAGAACGCTGCGGTGTCAGTCGCGAGCAAATGGGTAAGTACGAGCGGGGAGTGAACGCCCCTGGTGGAGAATTTTTATTCTCTTTTGCTGAGCTGGGCGGGGACGTCCAATACGTACTGACAGGTCGGTCTGGCGGTGGCCTACCCCTGGCGCGGGTGGCGAAGATGGCGGAGACCGCCTACGCCATGGCGTTAAGTGCGAACCTCAAGCTCGAACCTAGGCAGTTCGCCCAGATGTTGTCTGCCCTGCTTGGGCAGCAGGACGAGTCGAATCTGGCCAACGATGATTCGAAGAGAGGTTCCACTGGATCAGGTAGCCGAAAGGCTGTTGTTTCCAGCGGCGGCATGGCAATTACCGGGGATGGGAACATCCAGATTGGAGGCCGAACCGGCCCTCATCGCCGCCTATAAAATGGTATTCATTTGGTGTGCAATTGCAGACGCAGCACCTTCCCCTTAGTATTTGTCACAAAGAGCAACCGCGGGGAATGGGATGTCTGTCGCGAGGAACGAGGTAAAGGGAGTCGGCAATATTCAGGTTACGGGCAATGTGCACATTGTGTTGCAACAAGTAGGCGGCAGAGCCGCGCCCACATCTGCTCCCACGATAGAGCAACAAAGATCTGTCCTCGACCTCGTCGAGAAGGTTTTCCTTGCCGAGCGTGGCAGGGTGCCTCGCCACATAATTCTCGGCTGGCTTCAATGCAAGCTCGGAACAAAGGCTTTTCACTCCCTTAGAGCTAGTCAACTCCAAAAGGCAGAGGCGTATCTACAGGGTTGGCTCGCATGTGCCACCGACGATTATTTGCCGCGTGCGACCATGATCGTTCAGATACTGAGAATCGGTTCGCTGTGCTCAGTCCAGCGCCACCTAGATGCTTTTTCTGAACGAGAGTTTGGAACCACACAACTTCTCTGTCTGAAGGGGTGGGCATTGAAATGCATCCTTGCAAGGGCAATGTATGCCTGGAACGATTTCTGGGCCTCACAAGAAGACTGATATGAACAACGCACACCGCCTCATCAGGTCAAGAACTTTGCTACTCGCCGCCGTTGGGGTACTGCTTGCTTCCCGTGCGCTTGCCGCTGGGTCTCCCAGTGACCCGGCTACATACGAAGCGAAAGCGTTGGCGGGCGACTACCAGGCTCAACGCAACATCGCCTTTACCTATGCTCATGACCGGGGCGACTACGCTAACGCGTGCGTCTGGTACTTGCTGATTCTTCGATCTGGCGCGAAGCAAATTCACATCGGGGATGTGTCGAATGCCGATCTTTATTGCGGCCGACTGAAATCGGCCAACATTGAAAGCCGTGTGGAAGCCGAACATCGCGCGAATGCCCTATACCGGAAAATATACATACGCAAGTAACTCCAGAAGGCAGCTACTGAAACGTTTCATCAATTCCTAGCCTACCCCCATCCGTAACCTTGACCTCGGCAAGGTTACGGGTGCCACCATCAAGCGCACCCAGGTTTACCTGGAGTGCGTATGAAAATCCCTCGGGTCAAAACGCCCCGGCTCACGCTCTGGTTCGTCATCAGCGTGGCGCTGGCGGTGCTCGCCTACACGACACGGCAGCATGACACGCTGCTGTCCATTACCTTCTACAAAGCCCATCTGATGTCGCTCGGCGGCTGGGGCGGATACTGGCTCGACCGGGTCCTGTTTCCCTATGCCCGGCCGCACACCTTCCTGGATGCGATAGCACCCGAAGTCGAGGTCGACGAAGGCGTCCTGAAGGCCGTCCAGTCGGTCGACGACATACCGCAGTTGTCCATGGAATCCCTCGATGGCATGGGCGGTATGGGGCTGTTCTGCATGGCTGCACTGCGGCGCGCGGTGATCGTCGCGGCCAGCCTGATCTGCGTAGGGATGGCCGCATGATCGCGCCAATTCTCCCCTTCATTGCGGGACTCGCGCTGATCTGGCTGGCCATTCGGTGCCCGGCTGACGAGTTCAAGCGTCCTTATGTGGCGGGTTTCGCATGGACGGCGGTGTTCCTGCTCATCAGCCTGATCGCCACGGCGGCACACGCCCAGGTTCCCCAGGACGCATTGCGCTACCGGCTGGAGCTGAAGCGCCAGGCGCAACTGGTCTGGGGCCTGGATGCCCCGGTGGCGACGTTTGCCGCGCAGATCCACCAGGAAAGCCGCTGGCGGCCCGACGCGCGAAGTCCCGTAGGGGCGCAAGGGCTCGGCCAGTTCATGCCCGCCACGGCCTCCTGGATCAGTGGCGCCTACCCAGCCCTCGGCGAGAACGCCCCGTTCAATCCGACCTGGGCACTACGTGCGCTGGTGACCTACGACAAGCACTTGCACGCACGGGTTGCCGCGCGGGACCCGTGCGAGCGCATGGCGTTTGTGCTGTCGGCCTATAACGGCGGGCTGGGCTGGGTCCACAAGCGCCAGCGGCTGTCCAGCACGCCCGACGTATGCCTGGGCGCCACGTGCGAGATCAATCCCGGCATCACGCCCGCCAATCAGCGAGAGAACGCGGCCTATCCGCGCCGCATCCTGCTGCAACACGAACCGCTGTATCGCAAGGCCAACTGGGGCGCGGGGAGCTGCCCATGAACGGATTCGGATCTGCGATAGCGGCGGCCACAGGCCAGCGGCTGGTGTGGGGATTGATTGCGGTCCTGGGGCTGCTGGCGGCCGCATGCAGCCTCACGGGCTACCTGGTCTACGACTACATGGACAACGCGCGCACGGCCGACGTGGCGAAGGTCCAGGGGAAGCTGGACAAGCTGAAGCTGGATCAGGCCAATGCGGCGTTGGACGATACCCGCCAGGTTCGGGCGGCCGAACATGAGTCTGTGTCCGGCATGGCCCAGGCCATGGCCGACCTCAAAAAGGTGATCAACGATGGTCAGCAACGTCAGAAGAAGTTTGAAGGTGACCTGCGCTCTGGCGCTATCCGGGTGTTCGTCCCTGTCGTGCCCGCCCGCACCACCGCCGGATCCCCCGGCGCCGCAGATGCAACTGGCGCCGCTGCCGCTGGAGAAGCGCGTGCCGAACTTGCGCCAGCGTTTGCATCAGCTCTGGACGGTATCACCGCCGACGGAGACGCCTACATCGAAGAACTGAATTTCTGCATCGACCGCTACAACGCGGAGCGTCAGCGCGCCGCCGAGCTGGAGCGGCTCAGGCTGCGGGGAGCACCGGGCAATGAATGAACGGCAGTTCGAGCTGGCCCAGCAGTTGGAAGAGCGGGCGCGCGAGGAAGGGCTGGCCAAGATCCAGCGCGCCAATGTCCCGAACGGAACGGCCCGCATGTCGTGTATCGACTGCGAGGACGACATTCCGGCAGAACGCCGGGCGGCAGTAGTCAACGTGCAGCGCTGCATAGCCTGCGAAATCCGCGTCGAGAAGGCGAACAAATGGGGGAAGGTTTGATGTCGACGAGCGAGGAGAACACCCAGCGCACGCTGGGAGAGATTCTGGGCGAGCTGCGGGGCATGCGCAGCGAGATGCGCAGTAATCACGAGGCGACCAACCGGCGCATCGACGACCTGAAGGCCAGCGTGGACACGCAAATTTCCGGGCTGACGGATCGGGTCGAAGTGCTCGAAGCTGGGCATACCAAACTGCTGAGCAAGACGGCCGGTCTGGGCGGTGTCGCAGGCGGCCTGGTGTCGGGCGTGATCGAGTTGATCAAGTGGAAGGTCGGCGGCTGATGGCCCACGACCAGAAAACCCGCAACCAGGTCCGTGCCAAGTACGTCCAGGGCCTGCCCCTGGCTACAGCGGCGGAGACCTGCCAGGTGGCGTACCAGACGGCGCGCAACTGGAAGCGGGCGGCCAAGGAGAACGGCGACGACTGGGACCATGCCCGCGCGGCGCGGCGGCTCTCGAAGGGCAGCATCGAAGAGCTGACGAACCAGGTGCTGGAAGAGCTGACGACCCAGTTCATGGCCACGTTCGAGGCGATGAAGGCCGACCCGAAGATGGATGCGGTCAAGAAGTCGGACATCCTGGCCCGGCTGTCCGACAGCTACGTCAAGACGGTCAATGCGGCCGGGCGCGCCAACCCGGCGTTGAACGAGCTGTCGCGCACGATGGACGTGCTCAAAGACCTGAGCGAGTTCATCGCCGACCGTTTTTCCAAGCACCGCGCGGCGTTCCTGGAGATCCTGGAGGCGTATGGGCAAGAGGTGGCGCGCAAACACGGGTAGTTGGGCGGTACGCGCCGCATTGGTGGGCGTGACCGCTCTGGTGTACCTGCAGATCCTGTTGACCCTGCTGGAGGTCCGGCAGGCATTGATCGATCTGCAGGTGCTTTTTCGTTGAAAGCAAGGGAGAGAACAGTATGGACAACCAACACCGGAAGATCACTGGCTACAAGGACTTCGACCAGGCCAAGGTCGACACGATCAACAAGATCAAGGCGCAGTTCAACCAGCTCGGCGAGCTGATGGAAGAGCTGCAGGCGATGCCGGACCTGGACAAGCGAGCGCTGGCCATCGCCAAGACCGACGCCCAGACGGCTGCCATGTGGGCAGTGCGGGCAGTTGCACAGCCCGCGTCGTTCTGATCGCCGTATTCATTGGAGAAGGCGGCATGAACGAACGAGACAAGATCCTGGCAAAGATCAAGAAATGCCTGGCCCTGTCGGCAAGCAGCAATGAGCATGAGGCCAACGCGGCGTTTCGGCAGGCCCGCAAGCTCATGGATGCACACGGCATCAGCGAGCTGGACGTTCATGCCGCCGAAGCCGAAGAACATCGGGCGAAGGCTGGAGCAGAAACCAAGCCGCCTAACTGGGAGGCTTCGTTGGCGGCGCGAGTCGGGGACGCGTTCGGCTGCAAGGTGATCTTTCGAGGGGGCGCATGGAGGGCTGGCCGGCGCGCGCGTGGGGAGTGGAGCTACATCGGGTGCGGCGCAGCTCCAGAGGTGGCCCAGTACACCTTTACGGTGTTGGCTCGGCAGGCGCGATACGCCCGGGAGTGCCATATCAAGGCACGCCTCAAACGCTGCAAACCCGCCACCAAGACGCGCCGGGCCGATCTCTTTAGCGAGGGCTGGGTACTCGCGGTCACCGACACCATCGACGCATTCGCCGGCCCGGACCAGCACGCCACCGCGATAGCTGCGTATGTCGCTGCTCATTACCCTGCGCTGCGGGATCTGGAAGCAGTCAATCGCAACTCTGGCCGGCGCCTGCGGGACCACGAATTCAACGATTTCGCGGCTGGGCATGAATCCGGACGCGATGTACAGCTTAACCGCGGTGTCGCCGGTGGCCATCAGCCGCTGGCCCTGGAATAGAAGCGCATGGCCAAGAGTCGCCTTTCATCCAAGCAGTTCCTGGAAGAGCTGGCCGCGTTCGCGGACGAACAGCGCCAGCTTATCGAGACCGACTGCGCGGCATTCCCGACCGACCATGCCGCCCGCGATCAGCGCATGACGCGCGTGCAGAACGGCGACTTCCGATTCTTCTTCTACACGTACTTTCCACACTACATTCGGTCGCCCGAGCCCTCGGTATTCCATGACTGGGCGTTCGACACCTTGCCGGCCAGGATCGACAGCCCCAAGGGCTGCAAAATCGACGCGTCGGCGCCGCGCGGCGAAGCGAAATCCACGGTGGTCACGCAGGCGTTCACGCTGTTCTGCATCGTCACCCGCCGCAAGCGGTTCATCCCCATCGTGATGGATTCCCTGGACCAGGCGCGCATGATGCTGGAGGCCATCAAGGTCGAACTGACTGAGAACCCCAGGTTGCGCATGGATTTCGCCGAGGCCGTGGGCCAGGGCCGCGTCTGGAACGCCGGCATCGCACTGACCGCACAGAACATCAAGCTGCAGGCGTTTGGCTCGGGCACCCGCATGCGCGGTATCCGGCACGGCCCGTACCGGCCGGACCTGGTGCTGTTGGACGATATCGAGAACGACGAGAACGTCACGCAGAAGACCCAGCGAGACAAGAAGGAAGCCTGGCTGCGCAAGGTCGTGATGCCGCTCGGTCCGCCAGACGGCAGCATGGACATCGTGTACCTGAACACGATCCTGCACTACGACTCGGTCGCCAACCGCATCCACAAGTCCCCCCTGTGGGAGTCCGTGAAATTCAAGGCCATCATCGAATGGCCCAAGCGCATGGACCTCTGGGAAAAGTGGGAGGAAATCTTCCTCAACCAAGGCGAGGATGAGGCCGACGCCTACTACGCCCAGCGCAAGGCGGAAATGGACGATGGCGCCGTGGTGTCGTGGCCGTCGATGCGCCCGCTGCTGATGCTGATGAAGATCCGGGCGGATGATCACCATGCATTCGACTGCGAGTATCAAAACGACCCGGCCAGCGACGAGAACGCCCCGTTCCAGGTCATTACTTTCTGGGTTCATCCCTGCCGCGATTGGATCTTCTTCGGATCCAACGATCCGTCCATGGGCAAGCAGAACAAAGGGCGTGACCCCTGCGCCATCCTGGTGGGCGGGCTAGACCGTGCCCAAGGCATCCTTGACGTAGTCGAGGCGCGCGTGGTTCGCATGGTTCCGGACATGCAGATTCAAACCATGATCGATTTTCAGCGTGAGTACCACTGCCTGGTGTGGGGCATCGAAGCCATCCAGTTCCAGGAGTTCTTCAAGGACGAATTGGTCAAGCGCTCGCGCAAAGCTGGCGTTCCCGTGCCGGCGCGAGGTCTCACGCCTAATAGTGACAAGGACCTGCGCATTCTGTCGCTACAGCCGCATGTAGCGAACGGCACGATACGCCTGCACCGCCACCAGTCCACCCTGTTCGAGCAGCTCCGACATTACCCCGAGGCCGATCACGACGACGGCCCCGACGCCCTGCAGATGCTGTTCATGCTGGCATTCAGTGGCCTGGGCGCCACCATCCCCAAGATTCTGACCGGCAAGCGCCGATAGGTACCCATATGGCCATCCTGCCCTCCATCAACCGGTTCGCCCGCAACGTCAAACGGATATTCGGCGTCGAGGCGGCCGGCGCGGACACCGATCCGCACTTTTTCAGCCGTCTACAGACCCTGCCGAACCCGGACCCCGTCCTGCGGGCTATGGGCCTGGCCGATACCGTCTATGCGTCGATCATGGCTGACCCTCACGTGGCGGGCGAGATCCGATCCATCCGTGGGGAAATGCTCGGCATGGACTATCGCATCGTCACCTGGGACGAGGACAACCCCCAGGCCCAGGCAGCGCGCGATCTTTGCGAACAGTGGATGCAGCGCGAACAGCCCAATGAGGCGGCGGACTGGCTGGAGACCATGTGGCAGATGATGGCGGCCGTATTGACCGGCTATCGCGTTCATGAGGTGGTCTGGGACCTCTGGGACGGGTTCATCATGCCCGCCGAGATCCTGGACAGGCCAAACCGCCGATTCTTGTTCACGCCCGAAGGCCGGCTGCAGCTCCTGACCCGTGAATACCCGCTCGGCCAGGTCGTGGAAGAGCCGCATCGGTTCCTGGTCTCGCGCAATGCCGCGTCGATTCAGAACCCCTATGGGACACCGCTGCTATCGTCGTGCTACTGGCCCTGGGTGTTCAAGACCGGCGGATGGAAATATTTCGTCAAGTATTGCGAGCGCCACGGCCTGCCGTGGCCCGTCGCGCGCTACGGGGTCGGTGCGACCGACAAGGACCAGGCCGACCTGGCCAGGGCCATCGAAGCCATGACCGAAAGCGGGTATGCCATCGTGCCGGACGGCACCGGCGTCGAGCTGCTGGTGCCCACGAGCAGCGGTTCCATGCTGCCGCAGGAAGCGCTCATCAACCTGTGCAACCGGGAAATGTCGAAAGCGCTGACCGGCCAGGCCATGATCGCCGAGCTGACCAACGTTGGCGCCCGAGCCGCGTCCGAAACCGCGCTGACGCGGCAAAGCAGCATCAATGATGCGGACCGGGGCATCGCCGCATCGTCGATGTCGCGGCTGTTCCGGTACATCACGACCTTTAACTTCGGCGAGGACGTGCCATCGCCCGAACTGGAGTTCTTCAAGCAAAAGGCCGCTGGCAAGGAACGTGCGGAGACGTATCGTTTGGCGGCCGATGCGGGGGCGCGGGCGGCCCACGCGGCGCCGTTTGGGGGG